ATCAACGCTACCCATTGGTGAGGAGTAAAATTATTTTCAGCAGAATTATCTTCAGCCATTCCACCCACCATACACACACCAACACTCTTAGCATTGTATCCCGCTGCGTGTGCGCCAGAATCCCTAATATCACGACCATCTTGTACTTCTCCGTTTCTCTTTATAACTTTATGATAACCTATGTCACGCCAACCTCTTTCGTTCACATGCCAATCTTTAATAGTATCCGCACCAATATCCATGCTCGGCTTAGTAGCCGAGCAGTGGATGACAATATAATCTGTGCTCGCTCTTGGTTCCATTATGCTATCAGTGCGATAATTATGATTACAACAACTGCTGCAATAGCAATTTTTTTCTTTTTGTCTAATGCCATTACCCAGTTTTTTACTGCGTTTAGTTTATCCATATAGCCTCCTGACTAATAGTTGTTAAAGTAAGAACGACCGGGCACAGCACTAAAACCTGCTCTGTCCCTGTCCTCTTGACGCGCTCTTTCAAACTCCTCATCATAAACTGCTTTTAAAAGAGGAACTTTCTCGGGCGCTTTTTTCATCGCCAGATAATAGGCCATTCCAGCAGTTAGACAAGGCAAAAATCTAAAAGGCACGTTTGCGTTATTAGATGGTGCATCTATATCATCTAATCTCTTTAAAAAATAATACCTTACAGTGTATGTCGATAAATCAGGTGTTGGGTATAGAAACAAGGTTGGTGTCGTTGTTCTTTCAAAATAAAACTGTGAAGGTTTTCCCTCTGATGATTTGTTGGGCAACATATGATAATCTGCCCTACTAATTCTTGTCAACGTTGTGTCAGTGCTGTTTGAATCACGTAAAGAAACTTCTAACACGTCTATGATATTAGTGTCTAAATCATAATCGTTATCACTGGCTGTCGTTGATTGAGTTCCAAGAGATACAGTCCATAAATTTAGTCCTCTGTTGGCCCACTCTGACATGAGCAAATTCATGCTGCGCACGGCTGTGCGTAAATCTTTACCGCTTATTTCTTGTAAGCCACATCTTTCATAGGCCTCTTGAATAACTTCAGCAGCTTCCAGATTAAAGTCTGTAGATCCCGATACAGCCATGTGCTACCTCTTAATAGTTTTTGATAAACTCTGCTATGCAGGTAAAGCTGTTCCCAGAGTCAGCCGCTGCTGCTACAACGAAGTTCACGTCATTTTCGTTAGAGTTAGAACTAGTGTTTGCTGGTATGCCACCAAACTCTCTAAAGTCCCAATAGCCAGAGTCAATTAAAGTTATGATTGGAATGTCTCCATCCGAATCTTCATAATCCAAACGAGCAAAAGCGTCACCGCCATCACCGTTTGCACACGACCACCATACTCTTTGTAAAGATAAAGTGCTAACAGAGTTACCACGCTCGTCCTTTGCAAGGGCTGATACGTCACCAAATACCGTTGTGCCGCCTGTTCCATCAGATTGCACAACTATTTTGATTGTAACTCGTTTGTCGTTTTGTTGTAGGATTGTTGGTCCTGTTACTGTGTCTGCCATGTTCCCTCCTTAATCAAGAACGTGTGGGCCCGAAGGCCCACATTAGTTATTATTGGTCTGCAAATGCAGGTACGTCTGCGC